CTGTACTACATCGACCCTGACGACAGCGACTTTGCCCGTGCTGGCCTTGTGTACACCACCGGTGCCGGGGAAACCAACCTCATCGGTTTCCACACCGAGGGCAATTACCACACCGCTGTTTCCGAGGCTTTCGCCATTATGGGCATGACCCTGTTTGCGGAGTACATCGACGGCATCGCCGTCATTTCCTTTGGCAGCGGGACCAGCACCCCCACGGGGGATGATGGCAAGGTCTACACCGAGGAAGAACTGAACGCCATGACGGTTGATCAGATCAAGGCCCTGGCTACTCAGCGGAATTACACCATCACCAAGACCGTGAAAGCGGAGATCATCACGGAGTTCCTGGCGGCCCAGACTGCCGCCCAGGGGTAAGCCATGAGCTACGCTTCCTATGAGGGCTATAAGGCCCTGTATGGTGAGGCCCTGCAGGAGAGCGGCTACAACCGCCTTTCCTGGGAGGCTGACCGGGAGATGGACTTCTACACCACCGGCGTGGACGGGGTAAAAAAGCTGAAAACAGCCTTTCCCACGGACGAGGACGGCGCGGAGGCGGTCCGGCGCTGCGAGTGTGCTTTGGTACACCTGATGGCCCAGATCGAGGCGGCGGAGAAATCCCAGCGGGAGGCTGCCGGATATGTGGAACGGGAGGACGGCTCCTTGCAGGGCAAGGTGGTGTCCTCTGTTTCCTCCGGCTCTGAAAGTATCAGCTATTCTGTGAAGAACGCCGGGACTACCGCCATAGACGCCGCTGTGAGCGACCAGGAGGCCCGCAAAGCCCTTTTTGCCGACACCGTGAGAAAATACCTGTCCGGCGTTTTGGACGGAAATGGGGTCAATCTGCTGTATCTGGGGGCGTATCCGCATGTATGACGACACCGTTACCCTGTTTAACCGCCTGCATAAGCGGGAGGGGGACTTATGGTTTCCCACGGTCCTGCGCGACGTGGACTACAACGGAGACCGGGCCGCTGTTGTTGCCCGGTATGGCAGCCAGTCCCAGGATAAGGCCATGCTCCATGTAAAGTACCGGCAGACTGACGGCGGTATCCTGGCAGGCGGCAAACTGTGGCTCCCCCCGAAGGAGTGGGCGGCCCAGGAGGAAACAGCCCTTGCAGGCTCCCTCACCTTTGAGGCGGGGGAGTATTTTGACTTTTTCCTCCTGGGGGAATGGCCGGACGAGACGGTGATTTCGGACAACGCCTATCGGGACGGCTTTTTCAACCACATCAACCGTCAGCGGGATTTTGTGTTCACGGTGACTTCCGCCGCGAGGTATTCGATGATCCCGCACTTTGAAATCACTGGAAAATGAAGGGGGGCCGGACAATGGCTCAAAGCAAAATGTTTCACTTCAAGGACATCTCCATTGTGGACGGAAATATGCGGTGCGATATCAGCCTTGCCCGGTTCTCCAAGCAGTTCCAGGAGGCGCAGTTCTGGCTTGACAGCCAGGTAATGACGGACATGGTGCCTTATATGGCAAGGTTGACAGGAACACTCGTGAACCTCACCCGCTCTATCAGCATTTCACTGGCTGGTACTGGCCGGGTATGCGCCGCCGCGCCGCCTTACGGACGCTTTCAGTACATGGGGAAGGTCATGGTAGACCCCAAGACGAATTCCCCCTGGGCGCGGCCTGGGGCCAAAAAGGTCACTACGGACCGGACGCTGAAATACAGCAGCCCTACGGCGGTTCCCCGGTGGTTTGATGAAGCAAAAACCCACCACGGCAAAGAATGGGTGGCGGGGGTAAAACAGAGAGCAGGAGGCGGCTGATATGGCAGAGAAAAAGCAAGTCAGATATGACGTAGATGGATATGAGGCGGTCACCACGGCCCTGTTGGCGCTGGTGAACCAATTTCCCGGTTTAGAGGAAGGCGAGGAGATCGCCTTTTCCTCCCTGAAGGAAGATGGGGGCATAGCCCTCTACCCTGTGACCGGGGCGGTGATCGAATCGGAGAAAAGGAACGTCTGCGGCGATGTGACGCAGGTATGCGCCTATCCCTTCACGGTGGTTTACAGGGCCTCCGGCCTGCCGGAAAACCGCAAAGCCGCCGTCAAGGAATGGCTGGACGACCTGGGCCGCTGGCTGGAAAGGCGCCCGGTCACACTGAGCGGGACGGCCCACAGGCTGGAAAGCTACCCGCCCCTGACAGAGGGCCGCAGGGTGCTTTCCATTTTCCGGCAGACTCCGGCCTTTTTGAACGAGACCTATGAGAACAAATCGGAGGATTGGGTGATTTCCCTTTCCTTGCGATATCAAAACGAATTTGAAGAATAGGAGCTGATTTTTATGGCAAACACCCAGGAAAAGTATGAACGCAAGTACCTGGCCCATTACATCGACGCCAATTTCGGCGAGGGCGCTGCGGCCTATTACAGGCTGGGCAAGGACCTGGAGGAGTACAACGAGGAGCTGAACCCCGACGTAGAAGTTAAGAAAAATATCTGGGGTGAGCAGGACCCCGTCCACAATGGCTACGAGGTGAGTTCTGAGGTTGATCCCTACTACGCCAGAGAGGGCGACCCGCTGTTTGAGCGGCTGGCCCTGATCGCCAACGAACGCCTGACCGGCGCGGCCTGCATGACCACAAAGGTGGACGTGCTGGTGGACGCTTCCGGCGCGGTGAAGTGGGCCTACCGGGAAAAGGTGATGGTGGTGCCCAATTCCATTGGCGGCGACACCTCCGGCGTACAGATCCCCTTTACCATCAACAACGCCGGCGAACGGACCAAGGGTAACTGGGACGTGGCGACCAAGACCTTTACTCCCGCTGCGGCGGGCGGCAGCACAGAAAGCGGCGGCGGGGAATAGCCCGTCAGCGAGTAAAAAGTACAGAAAAGCGGGGCGGCCTAAAGCGGGCTGCCCCTGCTTTTTCTATTTTTGGAGGAATTGACAATGGCAGAAGAAAAGATCATTCAGGCTGATTTCCAGAACGACGTATGGCAGATCGTTGTCGATGATGGCAGCGTGCGGGTACCTATCCGCAATAAGCAGGGCGACGAGCTGGGCGTGTTCTATTTCCGGCCCACCGATCTGGGTATTATCGACCGTTTTAACAGCATGGCCGGGGAGATTGATAAAATCATAGCGCCGCTGGAAAACATTGATATCAACCCGGACGGTACCGCAGATAGTAACGATGAAACTGTGCTGTCTGCCATGAGAGAGGCGGAACAGCACCTTTACGCCGCCTGCGATAAGATGTTTGGCGGCAATATGTCCGAGGCTTTCTTTGGGAAAATGCACCCGTTTTCTCCCATTGGCGGCCACTTTTACTGCGAGAACGCTCTGAACGCCGTAGGCCAGTACGTTTCCAAGCAGTTTGACGCAGAAATCAAAAAGGTCAATGCCCGTGTGTCCAAATATACCCACGGGGTGAAGACCGGCAAGCACAAGAACGGCACGACCAGAGGGATGAAATAATGATCGGCGAGCTGCCCTGCTCCCTTGTGGTGCATGGGAAAGAGTACGACATCGAAACGGACTTTCGCTGGGTGCTGAAAACCCTTGCCGCTTTTAACGATCCTGATTTGGAAAACAATGAAAAGGCTCTTGTGTGCCTGATGAACACCTACCTTGATTTTGACGCACTGCCCCAGGAGGACTATGAAGAAGCGTTCCGGGAGGCGCTGCGCTTTATCGACAACGGCGTGGAGTCGGAAGGGGATCGCCGCCCGGCACCCCGTGTAATGGACTGGGAGCAGGACGAAAGGCTCCTGTTTCCAGCCATCAACAAGGTAGCGGGCTTTGAGACACGCTCTGCCGAGTATGTTCACTGGTGGACCTTTGTGGGCTGGTATATGGAGATTTCCGAGGGCGTGTTTTCCAATATCCTTTCCCTCCGGCTGAAACGTGCAAAGCACAAGAAGCTGGAAAAATGGGAACAGGAGTTTTGGAGCGCCAACAAGGATATTTGTGTTTTGAGAGAAAGGCTTTCAGAGGAAGAAAAAGCCGAGCGGGAGAGGCTTCAAAAATTGCTGGGATAAGGAGGCGGTTTTATGGCGAATCAGGCGGACGGTACGATTTATGTGGATACCGAAATAGACGCCGAGGGTTTTCGGGCTGGAAGCGCGGAGCTTCAAAGAGCCATAAAGTCGCTTTCTACCAGTGTAAACAATCTGGGGCCCCTGTTCCAAAAGGCACTGGCTGGCAACGAAAAGGCGGTACAGTCCTTTCAGAGCAAGGCGGCGGCTTTGCAGGAAACGATCTCGCAGCTTGAAGCGAAAATGCAGGCTTTGGGAACAAAGACTGTTCCTACCGAGCAGTATTCCAAGATAAGCGCGGATATTGCAAAGCTGGAAACCCGGTTTGACAGCCTTATGGATAAGCAGGACAAAATGCTGGCCCTGGGCGTGGATCAGGAGTCCCAGAGCTGGAAGTCCTTGCAGTATGATATTGAGACCTGCGGCCAGAAAATACGGGAACTGACAGCGGAAAAGGAGCGGATGGAGCAAAGCGGAAAAGCGTTTCAGCTGGGCTCTGAAACCGCCCAGTATCAGAAAATGGCTCAACAGCTGGAAGCGGCCCGGAAGAAACTCTCTGATATGCAGGCCCGCCTTTCAGAAAGCAATACGGAATCCTCTCACCTTGCGGAAAATGCCAGGAAAGCCGCCACGCACATTGGCAGCGCCGCAAAGAGTGCTTCGGGCAAGCTGGTGTTTGGCCTGCGGCAGGCGGCGTCCACCATGTGGAGAATGGCTACCCACGGGAGGTCTGCCAATCGGCAGTTTGACGGCCTGATCGCCCAAGCCAAGCGGTTTGCCCTGGGGCTGTTGGGGGCCGAGGGTATCTTTACCCTTCTGCGAAAGGTCACCAACGATTATATGTCCCAAAACCAGCAGCTTTCAGCTACCCTTTCTTCCTGCTGGTCCGGGATTGGGAATATCTTAGGCCCTATCATCACCCGGCTTGTAAACCTAGTGGCCGCGGCGGTTTCCTATGTCACGCAGTTTTTATCACTGTTTGGCATTTATGGCAAAACCGCCACAAAAGCCATTGACAGCGCCGGGGGCGCGGCTTCTGGTGCGGCGAAGGAACTAAAGCGCGAGCTTGCTTCTTTCGATGAACTGAACATTTTAAGCGACAATAACTCTGGCGGGGGCGGCGGTGGAGGCGGCCTCGACCTGGGAAATGATCCTGCGGACGTGGAGCTCCCCGACTGGGCAAAGCTCATGGCCGAGCAGATGAAGAACGGGAAATGGTCCGCCGCTGGGGCTACCCTGGCCGGGGCGTTCAACAGCTGGATCGACAATTTCAACTGGAACAGCTGGGGCGCAAGGCTGGGTAAAGGAATCCAGAACGGGTTCAGCTTTGCCCTGGGCTTCATCCGTAACGCCCACTGGGAGGGCTTGGGAGGCGGTTTTGCCGGTTTCCTGAACAATACAATAGAAAATATCGACCCCAAGGATTTGGGCGCCCTGCTGGCCTCCAAGCTCCGCATTATGGTGGATATGGCCTACGGCTTTGTCACTACCTTCCAATGGGGGAACTTCGGCGACTGGCTGGGCGATATTGTCAACGGCTGGTTTGCTGAGATTGACTGGGTGAAAGCGGCCAAAACCTTCAGTACCGGGATAAAGGGGATTCTTACCTCTGCACTTCACTTCCTGCAAACTGCCGATTGGAAAGCCATAGGCGCAAAGCTGGGCTCATACCTGAAGAACGTCGAATGGGGCGATATTTTCAGCGGCCTGTGGGACGTGATCAAAGAAGCAGGGAGCGCCCTGATGGACTTCCTGGATGGTCTGCATGCCGGGCTGGGAGACCTTCTTCCCATTGTGGAGGCTATTGCCATTGCCTTTGCAGCCTGGAAAATCGGCTCCGGGATCATCGGGGGCCTGGATAAGATCATGGGCTTCTTTGGCAAAAAGGGCGGCGGGGAAAGCGGTATTTTCTCTATCCCCTCTCCCAAAACCGTGCTAAAGGGCCTTTTTGACCTGGGGCTTATCATCACTGGCATGATGGGTCTTATCGCCATTATCAACGAGGTTTCCAAAACACCCGGCTTTGATGAAGCCATGAGCGGCGGGGTTGCCGCCATTCAAAAGGCGTTTTCCGGGCTGGGGAGCGTGGCCCTGCAAATCGCCGCCGCCAGTGTGGGCGTCGCGGCGTTGGGTAAGTTGGGCGTAAAGCGAATCGCGAAAGGCTTTGCAGATCTGGCTATCATTCTGGCAGGCGTTCCGGCGGTCATTACAGCTGTTGGCGCTCTCATGTCCATTCCCGGCTTTGAGGATTTCTTAGGGACCGGGGTAAGCAGTATCAAAACGGCCTTTACCGGGCTGTCTGACGTGGCCTTACAGATTGCGGTTGCCAGCGTTGGGATTGCCCTTTTGGGTAAGGTGGGCATTTCCACCGTGTTACAGGGCTTTGTGAGCCTTGCCGCTATCCTTGCCGGCGTTCCTGCTGTGATAACGGCAGTAGGAGCCCTTATGTCAATACCTGGTTTCCAGGAGTTCCTTTCTACGGGCGCGGCCAGCATTCAGACAGCGTTTGAAGCTCTGGGAGATGTGGGGCTGGAAATTGCCGGTTTCTCCGCGCTGATCGTCGGCCTGGGGCTCGCCACCCCTGCCACCATCCTTTCCGGCCTTGCGGGCTTTGCCCTGGTAGTCGGGGGATTGGAAGTTGTTTTGGTTGCCCTGGGCGCCCTGGGACAAATTCCCGGTTTTAGCTGGATCGTAGGCGAGGGCGGAAAGGTCCTCATGCAGCTGGGCGAGATATTAGGCGGCTTTGCGGGTTCCATCGTAAAGGGCGCGCTTACAAAAATCAGCGACTCTTTCCCGGCTGTCGCCGATAACCTTTCCCTGTTCGCCAAAAAGCTGGAACCGTTCCTGACCGTCATGCAAAGTGTAGACGGCGGGATCGCGGAGGCCACGGGCCACCTCGCCAACGCCATATTGCAACTGACGGCGGCAAACCTGCTGGATTCCATTACCAGCTTTCTTACGGGCGGGAAATCTCTTGCAGATTTTGGGGACCAACTCACAGCGTTTGGCCCCAAGTTTAAGGCCTATGCCGATTCGGTCAAGGGAATAGACCCGGCTGTGGTAACTGCTTCTGCCAGCGCGGCCCAGTCTATGGCTGAGTTAGCCAAGAACATTCCCGGCCAGGGCGGGCTTTGGCAAATGCTTGCCGGCGAACAGGACATTGGCGTATTTGGCGCGCAGCTTGTTCTTTTCGGCAGATATTTCAAGAACTACGCAGACCAGGTGAAAGGCATAGACCCCAGCGTGGTAACCGCGTCGGCATCCGCCGCTCAATCTATGGTGGAGCTGGCAAAGGATATTCCCGCCACTGGCGGTCTGTGGCAGATGATAGCGGGCGGACAGGACATCGGAGCTTTTGGCGGCCAGCTATATACATTTGGCCGCTATTTTGCCCTGTATGCGTCCTCTGTAAAAGGCGTCAGCGGGGACGTTGTTACCCGTTCCGCGGCAGCGGCACAGTCATTGATTGCTCTGGCTGGGGAAATTCCCACCAGCGGCGGTTTATGGCAGTTCCTTACCGGCCAGCAGGATATGGGGGCATTTGGAGAATCCCTTGCCGCCTTTGGTGCCTATTTCAAGCAGTATTACACCAATATTCAGGGAATAGACACGGGGTATATCAGTACCACTACCACGCTTTTCGGTGGTTTAGCGGACCTGGCAGACCGGGTAAAGAGCATTGATACCGGCAAGGTAAAATCCTTTGGAGACGCCATAAAGCACCTGGGAGATAAGCTCTCCGGGACCAAGTGGCAGACCGTAGGGAGCGATTTTTCCTCCGGCATGTCCACCATGCTTTCTTCCCTGAAAAACGGCGTAGAGGGCATGAAGTCCTCCATAGACGGCCTGGAAACGGACCTCACCTCTATCTGGGGCCGCATCGTAACAGCTGCCTTTACAAAGTGGGAAGAAGTCCGGGGAAAGATCAACCAGAGCAACGACGCCATCAGCCGGGACACCTCTCAAAAGTGGAGCGGGATCAAGCGGAATCTGGATACCTGTCTTTCTAACATCAAGACCTCGCTGGACAATAAGCTAAAGCTGATTTTGACCAGTGTGCAAACCACCTGGAAAAGCGCCGATTCCGACACCACGACCAAGTGGGGGAATATCCAAAAGACTGTTACCGATAAGGCGGCAGCAACGGAAAAGGCGGTTTCTGACTCTTTCCAGAAAGCAAAGACCAACGCCAGCAACCGGGCTGCCGAAACGGCTACGAATGTTACGAACGCATGGAGCGGCCTTTCCTCCCGGGCTTATTCCTGGGGCGTAGATATTGCCATTTCCCTTGCAAGCGGTATGGATAATAACCGTTGGCGTGTAACAAACGCCGCCAGCAATCTGGCGGGGTCAATCAAGAGCTATCTGCACTTCTCCGAGCCTGATAAGGGCCCGCTGTCCGATTTCCACACCTACATGCCCGACATGGTGGATTTAATGGCAAAGGGGATCACCGATTCCCAGCCCAGGGTGCTGAATGCCGTTTCCAACATGGCCAGCGCAATCTCAGAGGAAATAAACGCCGGAGAGTACACCATTGGGGCTATTGCTCCCACCGCCAAGATCGACGGGGCGCTGTCCTCCTTCAGCGACAAGGTAAGCGGCAGCTTCACTAATCTCCTAGACCGTTTGCAGGCCATTGCGGAAAAGGTGACGTTCCGGGTGCCGGCCGCCGCCTACGGCATGGTGCCCTATCAGCCTGCCGCTGTGGCTGGGGCCGGGAAAGCGGATATCGCCGCCATTGAGGCCTCCAACGACGAGCTGGGCCAGGTGATCGTGCAGGTGGTGATGAACGCTGTTGGCATCCTGGTTGCCGCCATTGAGAAGCAGGGCGGTACCACTAGAAATATCGACAAAGCGACGATTGCGCAAATCACCATTGACGAGATCAACCGTCGCACCCGTTCCACCGGGCGTTCGCCCATAGAAACCTGAGAGGAGGCGCACCATGAAGCCGGTTTTGATTATCAACGGGCATGAGTATTCCCGGTATGTTTCCGAGCTTTCCCCCGTGCGGGAAGACCTGGACGCGGACGGCAGCGGACGCAATCTGCTGGACGGCCTCATGTACCGGGCCAGGATCGCCCAGAAGCATAAATGGGCGGTAAAGTTCAACCGTCTGCCGGAACAGATGGTGAAGTCCCTCTCAGAGGACATCGACGGGGAATACACGGAGGTCACACTGCTTCACCCGAAGCTGAACCGGGTGGTCACGCAGACCTTTTATATTTCCAGCCTGACCTATGGGGCGCAAAAGTATCTCAGGAGTGACGATATTACCGTCTATGACGGCTGCACCTTCAACATGACAGAGAGGTGATGGACATTGAGAGCAAGGAGCGAAACCTGGAAAAAACTGGCCCTGCATGGGCACTTCGCATTTGACACAAAGGCACGGATCGAGGGGAAAGACTATTTCCGCATTTCCGCGCCTGTGATCGACCGGCCTCTCATGTCCTCTCCCCTGTCGGTAGGGGCCTGTAATGCCGCCACATTGTCCCTTTCCGTACTCACTGATGATGAAATACCTTCCGGGGGCCAAGTGGTGATTTTGGGCCGCCTGACGGACGGGGAGACCGTCACGGAATGGAAACCGTTTGGCACGTTTTATATCGACCAGCGGGATACCAGTTATGCGGGCCTTGTCGCTCTCAGCTGCTATGACGGTATGCTGAAAGCCAAGCAGGATTATCTTGCCGAGGACGATCTGCCTGTAAACTGGCCCCGGTCCATGAAAGACGTGGTGGAGGAAATTGCTTTCAGGATGGGCGTGGGGATTGACCCCCGCACCCGGATATGCACCGGGCCGGATTACATTGTACCTTTCCCCGAAGGGAAGACAATGGAACAGGTGCTGGGTTATATCGGAGCCTGCCACGGTGGGAACTGGATCATTACAGAGGAAAACCTGCTGCGGCTGGTGCCTCTCACCACGGCCCCGGACGAGACATTCCACATCATCGACGAGGACTACCACACCATATTGACCGGGGACGGGTACCGGCTGGCGTACAAGGACCAGGAGGCTTTTCACGCCGTCCTGCCGCCGCCTGCCGGGGAGCTCCCCGATTCCCAGGTACACCGAACCTTTTACATTATCGACGACCTGGGACACCGCATCGTCACGCCGGAGGGCTATTTCCTCATTTATGACACGGAAACAGAAAGTGTGATCGTGGCGGAGGAAAGCGCCCTTAACATTCCCGTGGTCTGCGGGAACATTACCACCGGCCCCACGCTGACCGTAAGCCGGGTGACAATGGCCGCCGAGGGCGGGGAGACCTTTACCGCGGGGGACGATACCGGGTACACCCTGGATATCGGGAGCAACCCCTACGCCACGCAGGGGATTTGTAACGATCTCCTGACGGCCTATCAGGGCCTTGTCTATCTTCCGTACACAGCCACAAAAACGCTATACGACCCCGCCGCCGAGCTGGGTGACCAAATCAAGATCGGGGGTATGGTCCACAGCGTGCTCTACAATGTCCGGGCAAAGCTGGATCATAATTTCCGGGCAGATATTGACGCTCCAAACAGCGCGGAGCTTTCCACCGAATACCCCTACCTTTCCCAGCGGAAACGGCTGGACGGTTTGGCAGTAGAAGTGAAGAAAAACGGGCAGGCCGTGGAAAAGGTATCCTCGGAATTAAAGGTCACAAACGATTCCATTACCGCCGAAGTGAAGCGCGCCAAAGAGCAGGAGAAGAAGATCAGCGAAGACGTTTCCACTTTACAGATTTATGTGGGCGGCATTACCCTTTCTGTGCGAAACAACGGAACTTCCTCAACCATTGAGTTGAAAGCCGGAGAGGCCACCATCGCAAGCCAGACCATCCGATTTACGGGCGTTGTGACATTCTCAGATCTTTCTACCCCTGGCTGGACGACGATTGTCGGGGATAACATTACCACCGGTACTATTGATGCGCAAAAGGTAACGTTAGGGAACGATTACGGCGGTTTCAAGGTGGGCACTGGATACAATGGAAAAGATACCACTGTAGGGGCTATGATGTATGGTTCTGATCCGGAGTATTATTTTTTTGCCTCCAACGGCGGTGTGCGCATGACCGCTGCCGGGACGCATCTCTTCTGTGCAGATGGGCTCATTAAGGCCTCAACCGCCATTTCGGAGGGTTCAGACCGTAACCTGAAAAATGCCATTAACCACGATTTAGACCGTTACAGGGCGCTTTTCATGGCTTTACAGCCCGCCTTTTATAAGTTCAACGATGGCACGTCCGACCGTTTTCACACCGGCTTTATCGCCCAGGAAGTAGAGGACGCCATCAAGGAGGCTGACCTTACCACAAAAGACTTTGCCGGGCTTGTTATTGACACCCATGAGAACCCGGAGCGGCACTGTGAGCAGGTCACGGAATATGGGCTGCGGTATAGTGAGTTTGTATCACTGAACACTTACATGATCCAGCAGGCGTTCGGGGAAATAGAGAACATGAAAAAGGAAATAGCCGCTTTGAAAGCTGAAATTAAAGCCTTAAAGGAGGGTAAATAATGGCTGATAAAAAAATCGTGGATTTTATCACCCTGGCAGATGCCAAGGACGATGACTTGATCCTAGTGGCTTCTGAGGGTGAAACCTACACTATGAAGGTCCGAACGCTGAAAGAGGCTGTTTTGGGGTCAGCACAACGAGCAGAAGCTGCGGCAATCGCCGTAAAGGAAATGGCGGAAAATGTAAAGTCCGCCGCCGATGAAGCTGTTTCCAGATCAAACGCCGCAACACAAGACGCTCTGACGGCGACCACAAACGCTAATACCGCTGCCAAAACAGCAGATGAAGCAACAGCCAAAGCCAATGCCGCCACAGAGAACGCCAAAACAGCCACGGAGCAGGCGGTGGCGGAGGCTGAGGAAAGAGTGGGCGCCGCCGTTACCCAAGCCGTCCAGGCCTCCGACGCCGCCAATACAGCGGCCCAGGGGGCAAACGCCTCTAAGGCTTCAGCGGACGCGGCGGCCCAGACTGCCAACACGGCGGCACAAGGGGCGAACACCGCCGCTCAAAATGCCGCTACCGCCACCGCAGAGGCCAACACCGCCAAGGACAGCGCCCAGGCCCAGGCGGATTACGCCAAAGAGCAGGGCGACCGGGCGAAAGCCATTACAGACGAATTGGAGAGTACCGACATTGGCGGCTTGGCTTCTGAGATTGTTACGGTCCGCGACCGGGCAGAGGACAATACC